TTTCCTCGCTACGCAGTTGCTCTGTCGAGTAGCGGGGTTGGTCTGCCGTAGGTTGCTGCACGCCGGAGGACGGGGAACCGTTGTTTTGCATGGCTGCTCCTTATTGGATGAGGGGCATATCTGCTGACATCCCGCCGCCAGCCTCTTGGGGAGGCTGCGGGATAGATTCGGGAGGAGGCTGCTTGGCTGCTGCTGCTGCGGCCTGCGCGGCAGCTTCCTTTTCTTCCATGATCTTCAGGCGCTCCTTGAGCTGCTGCTTCATGGGAGGATCGACCAAATCCAGCAGCGACTCCTTGTCGATGACCTTGGCGCTGTAGAGCGAGAAGGCCATCTGGCGCATATCTTCCATGAAGATTGGCGAGTTGGAGTGAGCGTCCACTTTCACCATAAAGTCCGTGGTGAACTGCTCTGGAATAAAAGGCACGCCGTGCGTGTCTTTGTAGTGGGTCGGGCTGTAAATCTGCATGGCCTTGAGGTACAGCGTGGCCATCTTCTCTAGCGCATCTTCGATGATGAGCGCACGCTTCTTGGCGCGGCTGGAGCCTAGACGAGCAAGTTGAGAAGCATGGCCCGAAGAGCGAACCCCAGCTTCTCCCCGGCCTTGAAGTACGGACACGATTCCTGATGCCTCTTCAAACATCAGGTCAATCTCACCGATTTCTCTGAACAGGTCGTTAGGAATGTTCGGGGCCAGCTTCTCAACCTTTGCGTTGGGCATATCGGTGGAGAGCAAGCCGCCTGCGCGGTTGAGCGCAAAGTTCTTCTCGTCCAACAGACCCGTGAACCCGATGAGCGCAGTAGGCGGCGAGACTTGCTTGGACAGCAGGTCTAGGATTTCAGCCATGCGCTTGTTGCGGAGTTCTTGCAGGTAGACCAGGCGCGAGACTTCGCTGGCACCCCAGAAGTAGTCGTACAGCGGATTCGGGCAGACCTGAATGAAGGGCAGCTCGCCTTTCATCCACACGGTTTCGCCAGGACGGTCATAGATGATGACATCCGGGTCTGCCTTGGTGATGACTTGGTAGTCCTTGATGTCGTCGTCGTAGACCCAGAGTTCGATCATGCGAACCGTGTCTTCCAAGACTTGGGCCTTGTAACGCTCGTTGCCGCTGAGGTCGAGGTTGACGTTGCCGTACATCGTCGGGTTGACGTTGGACATTAGGATGCGCTCGACACCTTCGGGGCTGTCCGTGCGCTGGTGCTCAGTGGCACTCACGCGCTTGACGATCTCTTCCCGGCGCGGGTGGCTGTACAGGCGTGCGTATAGCTCACTCTTGGTAATGTAGTATTCCTGGACGATTGCCTCTTGTGCACTCAGTCCTGGGATGTCCTCGCGCAGCACGCCAATGCAACTGGGTTCCACCAAGTAAGGATGGATGCCCTTGTTGACCACGAGCTTGATGAACGTGGAGTTGTAGCACAGCGACCACGTGACGGCTTGTGAGAAAACCTGGTCTGCGTTGGAGTTGGCCCACTCGTCGTTGAGGGCGCGGGTCAGAACAGGAATCTTGCTGTGCTCATCGTCAGGCACAGCTGCGCCGGTGACGATGGAAAAGCGGGTGGTTTCAGCCGAATACAGAAAGCTCGTGAGCTGGTCGATATGCGGCTGAATCTTGTTGTACAGGGCTGGGGCCGAATCCAGCCCCGAGCCAAACATGAACCATGACCGAAGACCCAGATAGTCGGCTTTGCGAGAGTTCAGGGAAACTTCGCACTTCTCAATGAGGTCGAGATAGAACTGCTCGCGCTCTAGGTGATCGGTCGGGATTCTCATGACTTGTCAACCTGCAGGTTGTCTTGGTCGGGAATGTAACTTGCAGCGCGTGGCCCCGTCAAATTGCCTGCTTGCTTGGGATGGATGCCCACTTGCTCACCGGCAACCGACTTGAACTGGCCACCCAGCACCGAGTTCATGGAGATACTGCCGCCACCGCCCCAAATCACTGAGTCACCAGGCCGCTGCTCACGCTGCTGCTGCTGAGCCATGATCTCGCCTGCCTCTTCAAACTGCTTGTCGGTGAGTTTGTTGTTGCGCTTGAGGTATCCGGTCTGATGCTCGCCCTCGCGGGTGCTCTTGATGTCGGTCATGCCGAAATCTTGGGCCAGACCTTCCAGATTCTTGTCTGTTGCCTTGGTTTTGTCGCTCTTGAGGCTCACAGGTTGCAAAAACACCCGTGAAATCTCACCTTTGCAGAGCTTCATGGGGCATTTTGCCTCCCAAGCCTCGAAGATTCCGTGTTCGGAGCAAAAGTAGTCGTGCAGGACAGCCATAAGTTACCCTCTTAGTGCTTCATCTAGGTCAGGTTGTTGATAGTCGTGGCGGTTGACCATGCCGACACGGACTTTGATGCCTTGCGGCGTCAGTTCTAGCTTGGTGGAGGGCATCAGAGGGGGTTTAGCCTCACGCCGGTAGTCCACGAAACGGGTCTGGTCACGGTTTTGCATGATCCGCACCCGTCCCCGCAGCCATTCGTTGTAGCCTTTGCTCACTCTGATCTGCACCATCTCGCTCAGAGGCGCTTTTTTGTACAGAAACACGTCTTTGAAGGTCTGGGTACCTATGCCGCACAGCTCGCAGAACAGTTTTATGCTGATTCCACGCTCTTTATCGGCGTGAAACCGCTCCATAAGCCTGAAAAGCTCACTTTTTGGCCATATTTTGGTCATTTTTGACCCCAAAAGTAGAGGTCTTTAGACCCCTCGTTTACGCTGAATTCGTGCTTCAAAAACAGCTTTTTGAGGTCAAAAGCAGCCTCAAAGTCCTCTTTTGTGAGGTTTTTGTAGTAATCGTTGGTGAATGGAGCGTCATGTGGGTTGCTTTTGGTCGTCCCGTGCTCTGCTCTACCCGTTGTGGCGCAGGAAAAGATGACTAGGCCGTTGTCTTTGACCATCTCGACCATCTTGAGGAAGGTCTTTTGCCAGTGTTTGTCGTGTTCGAAGCACTCGCAGGAGATGGCCACATCGAATTTGTTGGAGAAAGGCAGCTCATGCCCTGGGCACACAAGGTCTACGCCTGGGCCGGGGCCAACATCGCACCCGATGTACAGCGTAGGCTCATAGAAGAACTGCCGCACAGAGCCGTTGATGTCCAGCGACCCCACTTCCACCACCTTGGTGTTGCGGAAGTGCCAGGGAAAGGTGCGGGTGAGGCTTGCGACGAACCGCATTTGCTCAGGATGGCTCATGACACTCCAGGACGTAGCCTTTTTTCTGTAGAAACTTCAGGAACTCCATCTCACGGTAGTAATCACTTACTTCTGAGAGTGGCTTGGTGACCTTGATGTAGTTCTTGTCTAGCAATCGACGGGTGGGGGCGTGGTGACCCACCAGCTTTGAGAACTTCACCTTGTCGTGCACGCCTGGGCCTGCGTATTCCATGCTGAACTGCAGTGCCACCTCGACAGGGGCAAACTTGATGCCGTGCTTTTCTAGCTCTGGGCGCAGCCAGGTGCACAGTTGCACGTCCTCGTTGCAGAAGGGTTCTACGTCAAACACCTTCCAGACGATGCCACTCTTAGATGGCTGACGCAGGAACTTGCGGGAGCGCAGGGAAAAGCCGCCATTCTGGACAACCAGGGCATCAGGATGGTGCTGCCAGGAAAACTGGATGTGATAGTTGTTGCCTACCATGCCTGCGTGGGCGGGCGCACCCACATAGTCGTACTCGTAATACTTCTGGGTGAAGTTCTTGCCGTTGAGCACCCACCCGTCATCCTGCACCACCAGGCAGAACTCTGTCTTGATGTACATATGCAGGCAGTACATCATGAACAGGCTGTACTGCTTGTAAGTCATCTTGTGGCACTTCTTGTGCCGGATGTGCTTAGGAAGGGTGCGTGGCCTGCGAGGAGAGATCAGCAAGCCCTGAGAGCCTGGGAGTTCTGCCAGCGAACGCTCCAGCGCGGGAATGGCGCTCTCTCCGTTGTTGTGGCCGTAGATGGCCACTACTGTGAGCTTGTCATGCACTGCCGTACATCCCGATCTTCTTGAGGTAGTCGGCCACATTGCGCCCTATCTGGGCTTCCTGCACCGTCATGTTGTCTTGGGCTTGGGAGATGTTGCGGGTGATCTTGGCTGCTATGAGCCGGGGCTGCACCTGCTCTGCAAACGCAACCGCTGCCAGGGCAGAGGCGATCACACG